CAACAATATGTTCTACTATTAACTGTCTTACATATCTAGAAATAGCTACAGGCTTTATGCCAGTTTCCATTGATTTTTGTATAATTATTGTATTTAGACTATCCTCATCTTCAGGTGTTAATAAAACCTGTAATTTTTTAGTGAGTCTTTTTCTCTGTGGAATCATTTCCTGTACAGTTTCATTAAAACCATATTTAGGAGAATCTGATTTAAATTTAGTAATCCAATATTCTACTCTTTTTAATACATCACTTAGAGGTTCACTTCCTTCAAAGATTTCTAAAACTTCCCTATTAAAAGCTTTAGTTCCAAAATCTTTAACTGCTCTTTTAATGTATTTACCTGTTCCAAAGTTATTTGGATTATCATTTACAGAATATCCTACATAAACTTTGTTCGTTTTTTGTTGTTGTAATTTATAGATTATCATTTTCTATATTATATATTTTATATTATATATTAGAGAGAAGGCAAAAAAACTGGGAATACATTAATATTCCCAGTTTAATATTTAATTTATGCTCCTACGTTCTCCTCAATCCAGTGATCACAACGATAAGTCATTGTTAATTCAGCAGCATCTTGAGTTTCATAATTCAATTCATCTACAAAATCAGGTTGTCCTGTTGGGAATACATCTTTAAATGTAATCTTTCTAAAGATATCACCTGCTCTGTTATATTGAACCACAATCATACTCCCTACGTAATCTTTCTTTAATCCCATTTCACCAGTTAATGGATCATAGATTAAGTTATTCCAATTACGGAAAGTGTTATAGATATAGTTTTCATTAGCTTCATTTAAGTTAAGAGTGAAGTTCATGGTTAAATCAACAAACGTTTGGGCTGGCATACCTGCATAAGATCTATCAGCAAATTTATATTTTTGATTTATAGCATCAATTGATGGATTTAAGTTATTTAATCCTCCTATTGATTTTACTTGCTCTAAGATTAAACCCGTATCATCTCCTAATGGTGAAAATACAGTCACCTCAAATAGGTTAGGCTGAATAGGTTCGTACCTTTGGCTACTGGCCCTTGATTGGGTATAATGTGGTAGTGGCATATTTTATTTGTTTTTTTATATATTCGTCTTCTTTACCTTCTTATTGGAAGTTTCCTGAACTAATTGCACCAGTTCTTAAAATAGTTGTTCTTTGTACAAGAATTTCCATTCCTCTCGTTGGTTCAATATATGTATCTAAGATACCTACGTTTTGATCAATGACTTCTGGTGTGTTATTAGTTTCATCCATTATATTTCTATAATCATAAACACCATCATCATTTTGAACAGTTGCTAAGAAGTTATCAGCTAATGTTTTAATTTCTAATCTTGTTTGAGCTGTATTAAATTCAAATAAGTAGTTTTTAAGAATTGCTTCAATACCATCTTGTATATAAATTACAACCTCTCTAACATTAATTGAGCTTAACGCAGATTTTGGAACTTGCTGAGCAGTTTTATTTGCAAAGATAGTTGGTCCTGTTCCACTTTGGAATACAATCGGATTAATTCCGGCTGGTTCTAAGAAGAAACGATCTTCTTGGTCAAGATTAATTTCTAATCCTACAACCCCATTTCCACCTATTACTCCACGTCTTACACCTGCCACGATTGACCAAGGTAATGCATTTTCATATTTAAGAATAAAGTTGTTTGATACATTTGCAGCAGGAGGAACACTTATGTTCTTTCCTAAGTCTCTAACAGTTAAGAATGGATAATAATATCCACCGAATGAACCACCGCTTGTAGCAGAAGGTAACGAGAACCTAACAGTTGGATTCAATGCAAGATTTCCACCTTCAGATATAAACTTAGAAGATAAACCTCCAGTTGCATCAGAGAAACTTGGATCAGTATTTTTCTTAAAGTCTTTAGCAGATGGAGCATTAACTATTGCAAATGCATTTTTTCTAGCCATACATAAATTTGTATAAATAGCTTTACAGTTTGCTTCAATTCCATTTCCATAAGTATCTACTACATATCGGAAATTAATTGTTTCCCTATCTATTAAAGCTTTATATAAATTAGTTCCTCCTAATATAGGACTTAAACATTTATTCTGTCTAGAATTTGTTCCGTCTGGTACATGCTTAGATGAATCTAATGCAAATCCTGGTAAAAGGAATACGTTAAGGTAATCTACCCAAGAATCAATTGGATAATAAACCTCTACTGTTTTTTGTCCTCCAGCGCCACCTATTGTAGTTACGCTTACTTCAGATTGGCATGTTACTTTTACACAAGTTGTTCCTGCAGGAATAATTGGGTATTCTGATGGAGTTAATCCACCTACTACAGTATTTATTCTTGTTAACCTTGAATGTGGTACAGCAACAGATCCTTCAAAATGTACTAAATAATTTCCTACAACAATATCAGCAATTTCTGGTGAAGTTGTTGCTATAAGAATTTCATTTGGTTTTAATGTTGGTTCATTTAATGAATCACCTATAATATCTACAGTAAGGTTAAGAGCACCTTTCAGTGTTTGTACACCTAGTGTATTTACTGGCCATAATGTAGTACCATCAGATTTAAGGAATTGTCCTGCGGCATCAATTGTAAATTGGTTATGCGGTGTTAAGACAGCAAATGAATCTGATTGATAAGGAGTTATTCTAACCGATGGTAAGAAATAATCTGAATCCGAAATTGCAATTGTATTTGCAGTTGTAGTTGGCCCGCCTGTATGAATAAATCCATATTCTATAGCATTCATTACTAAGTAAGAAGTAAAGGTTCCTAATGCATCTTTATAAACTGCTTCATCACCATCAGTTAAAGTACCGTTAGCAAATTGAGCTTGTAATGTTGATCCATAACCACCAATAATTCCAGCAATTGGATTAGCTTGAGCAAATTCATCTGCTACAAAATCTAAATCCGCTTCATTAATATAAGTATAACTTGCAGCAGCACCTGTTGGGAAATTACCTACAACTGGCGTTCCTACATCTGATAATAATACAGTTACAGTGTTACCTACAGTTTGTACAGATGTTACTGGTACATATTCATTTGCTACAGGATCTAATATAAATGATCCTACTATAGTTGTTGTATTTGCAGTCATACTTGAAAATGCATTCCATATTGCATCTTTAGTAGCATTAGCATTTACAATTTGTATTTGTATACCTCCAGCCGTTGGGACTGCTGTGGTTATTGTACTTGTATTATTTACTACAACAGTTCCTAGTTCAATATTTCTTGGATAAGATAAATCAGAAACAATTGATCCTCCGTAAGATAAGAAGTTAACATCATCTTGGATTGAAGTAGCTTGTATGTATTCAATATTGTGTCCTATCATATCAATTCCTCCAGGTACACCATCTATTAATATATCACCACTAAACAAATCTTCATTTACAGTGACAAATAATCCAGTAGTTGCAGTATCAGCATTAACAACTTTTTCAACGAAAAGGTTATTACCTAATAAATCTACAAAATCAGGAAGTAAACATGCAGTATAAGTTGCTTGTAGTGTTACTTCTGTTTCATTAAAGAATTCTTGCAACATAGTATCAGTAGAGTCTGTTGCAAATTTCTTTCTTTTTAATCCTTGTGTTGAATCAAAGTATTTTTGAAATAATGGATCTGCATTAAACCTTGAATAAGGTGTAGTTGTACTAAAGTCTCCACCGAAGTTTCCTTCTAATACAAATACATCTACAAAGAAGTCAGATATTAAACTATCTTTATCTAAGAAACCTGGTACATTTGCAGCACCATACCACTCTTCAACAGTTACTTGGTAAGGTAAAACATTTGTTGCAGCAGATTTTTTAACAATTACTGATATAGGATTTTGTCCTAAGTTAGTAACATCTAATAGATCATTAACAGTTAATGAACTTAATGCAGTAGTATTAGCTCCAACATTAGTTAAAAAGTCATCAGTTGATGGAAACCAAAATTTATCTCTGTTATAAAATTTTGCATATTCATATGCAGCTCCAATATTCGCTTGTGCTTCTGGTGTTGCGGCTGTTGCAAAACGAACAGCATCAACTTTATCATTAGCATCTAAGCTTAATAAATTAAGAGCAAGAATAGGTCCTCTTTCTAATGCTGATAAACAGCTTCTATGGAAAAAAGAATCTTTTCTTTCTAAGTTTCTATCTATATCACCGTATACTTGCTTAAAGAAAGCTGTATCGGGAACAAAGACGGGTGTATTGAATGGACCTCTTTTAGAAAAACCGACCACCAGTCGTGTTTGATTAGCTGGGATACTTACAACTTGACTTTTATCAAATTCAAACCTGTATGTTCCTGCAGCCTTAAGAGAAGCTATTTTTGGATCTAGTGCCATCTTATAATATATTTTTTTTGTTTATTTGTTTTTTTATATATCTACCAAGTAACTACTTTTTATACTAAGTCATAGATATC